ATGAAATACTTTCAAATGACCAAAAACTATATTTTTCGTCAATTTGATTGCGGCTTAACGGTAGAAGAAACGGCAAATTTGTGTTTTAAATCTGTGAGGACTGTCAAAAAATGGGATGAAGGCGCACTTATCCCACCTGAGTGTAAAAGATTAATGCGAATGTATCGACGCTTAGAGCTTAGTCCCTATGATGAATGGATAGGCTTTTCAATCGAGAACAGGAAGTTAAAAGCCCCAAACGGGCAAGCTTACACACCTCAACAAATCCTAACTGGATTGGGGCTTATAGAAATATCCTCAGAACTTGAAATAAAAACATCAACAAAGCTACTAAAGACAGCAAGAGCAATAAGTGAAATAAAGGGGCGTTAAGCCCCGATTTTAGTTAACGCATTTAAAGCAGTTGTATAAGCTTCGACTTTGCGCTTTAAACAATATAGTTCAGATTGAAGTCGCTCACGATGATCCTTTTCAGACAAGTAATGATCCTTATACTTAATGGCAGCGTAACCGCCTTTAATCAAACTTTTTGCCTTTGTTGTTTCACCTGTTAAACGGCTAAGTTCATCAAGCATATCTTCATGCTTATCTACATCTCGAATTGTTATTGCCATCATTTTACCTTACTGCAGAAAGTTACCTGGTTCATTAATGATAGCAAAAAAGCATCGAGATAAATTAGCGTGGTTAAAATTAGATAGCATTCTTCCATTTTAACCTGGAAGGCCGGTATCTATTTTGATTGCAAATACGGGGCAAGACTTTCATCCCGTATTGTTTGCAAGGATGAAAAAGGGCTTAAAGGCGATTAGACCGCAGAAGCCTTGGAGAATGGTGGAATTTACCCCCGTAATACTAGGTGAGGGGGTCATCCGGTACCAATGAAGAAATTAGGTCAAGTTCTTGTCTAATGTGTAGAGGGTCATAATGCTTAGATGATTTGAACCTGACTAAGTTGTGATGCCCCTCCAAAACTGTGTTCACATATTCATCACGTTTCTTTCTCTTGGCCCAGTTGTGTGTGTAATCATCTAGTTCTATTACTGCCAAAACTTGAGTGTCTGAATCAGTAATCACGAAGTCCATCCGCTTAGCCCATGTACGTGAGTTATCCTTCCACTCTAAAGGCTGAACAAGCGCCATCAGGGAAACTTGGCAATGTATGTTGTATTCCGAAGGTATAGCTTGTTTCAACGCATCATGAAATCTGCGCTCATTTTCAGTAGCTAAATACTTAGATCGTTTATGTTTCGGGAAGGAATCATTTTCGACAGGTTGAATACTAGGAACTGGTTCTAGTTGCTCACTGCTTTTAGTCGCCGAGTAATTTATTGACTCATCGAAAGTCCGATGTTTATCACGTGATTTTTGAGCTTTACGCTTTCTTTTTCCGCTTCCATTAAGTGTTGTCACCATCACGACAAGGCAGACTAAGATTATCAAGAATGCGAGAATCTTCATTTCATATTCCATCATTTGCATTAAAAACAAATTAAAACAAAGAGAATTGAATGTAAATGCTCATCGAAGTCTAAGGCATTTTAGAAAAGCAAAGTTTCGGGGTAAGACTTTCACCCCGTATTACTATACGGGGATGCTGCACACCACAAATTAACCATGGCTCGACACTCGCCAAGGTTCACAAGAAGGCTTAGCAGGGCGAGGGGAGTTTTTTATTTTCAGCATAGGGAGAGGCTAACCGCGCCGACTACGTGCAGGGGCATAGGTTGAGAGAGTTGAGCGGCTTGGTGTTTCGCTTGCACTGCGTGCTTAGCTTATCCCTGCGGGGCTAGTTGAGAGTGTGTGAGAAGTGCAGTGTAATGCCCTAAAGGGGCAAATAAAAAGGTCATTGTTTGTATTGTGATTGACTCATGCCTTTATGGTACCCCCCTGCAGTAGCAGGGAACCCCCCATAAAGGCAAGATGCGAATTTTATGAAAACAACCGAACCTACAAATCATTTAGATTTACAAATCCAATCTAGAAGCCTCCAAAACCCCACACCCAGAAACGCACCTAACATTGAATCAATAAACGACATATGACTAAACATTTCTACAAATTGAATTAACTGTTCTTCACTCATTTAGACACTCTCACTATCCAGAAAACGGCGTAACCGCAAACAAATCGTTCTGCTTTGCTTGCTCTTCATAATCACCACACACCACGAGACGAGCCGCACCTTGATACGTGAGCTGGTAAACACAATCAGTCAGTACTTTAAAGGCGTAACCCATTTCTATCAGGTCTTCATTCGTCATCGTGAACAACTTGAAATCATTCTCATACACATCGATATAAACGCGCTTAAACGTCTTGTTCCTCACTGGCCTGTTATCCTTGTCGAACACAACATTGATAATTTCGCCACTGGCATAAAGCTTGTAATCGCTTAAAGGGTCTTGAGGTCTACGGCGTTTTTTCTCTGTTTTTTCCTCGGTCGCAGGTTCTTCGCTAGAGCTTGTTTGTGGCTCGGTATTCGGACTTTCTTCTTGAGTCTCACCAATGTCACCAAATATCCCACCGTTAGCGATAAGCATCGACGGGCCAAGAATAAGCAATATCGCGCCGAGCCATACTGTCCAGTGCTTCCAAAGCGGTTTAACATCCTTGGCAACCGCCTCCTCAACCGCCTTGTTAGAACTCGTGTGACTTTGGTAGAAAGGAAAATATTGAGCCTCGTACTTACGAACGTTTTCATTTAAATCAACTCCATTAGCCCCATTTTTGACCTTACGTGTGTAGGTCTTAGTTGAACCCATCGCCGCGTTTTTCACGCAGTAGTAATGAATCTCAACCATGTCCTTAATGTCTCGGTGAACCTTGCGCAAGTTCTGAGTCATTAACAGAATGTCAGCGCCGTAATGACGGTGCATTGAATACCATTCCAACACCGCATCATTCACATTACGACCCACAGACATATGTGCTTCATCAACCACAAAGAGAGGCGCTTGTCCTTTATCGTTTCTCCATTCATCTTGATAGTGCTCGACCTTAGAGAACGGACGTTCCCTAGAGCCAAAGTTGGTCAAATCACCATCAACCACAACCAACAATTCATCAATCACATCCTGACCAAATATTTTGACGAAATGCGGAATGTTAAGCGCAACATTGGTAATGACTTTGCGACCATCTTTGAGGGCTGGAATAATATGGAACGCTACCGCCTCATAAGACTTACCGCCTCCGGGTCTGCCCGTTAATGCATTTATCATGAGCCTAACCTCGTGAACGGAATCAACTGGAGAATAATACGAATGCCAATCGAGCTAACAATCATACCAAGCGCTTGAGGCAAACCAATTTGAGCAAGAACCCACGCCGCTTCTGGAGGAAAGCCAGACATATATTGCCCAATATCTATAGGTTCAAAGAACGCTATCGCCGTTGCCAACAAGGTATCAACAACCGTCATTATCAAGTCAAAGAACCAATAAACAATGTCCTTAGCAATTTCAGATAAGCCCATAAACAAAGCAATGATGGCGTCTAGGAACTGCTGAAATAAGTCTGAAACCCAATCCATGACATTAGCCTCCAAAGATAATTTTTCTGCACGTCAATGCAGCAGTGAACAGAATACAAATGCGAATAAACCCAAAGATGTAATCCACGTTAAACGCCGTTTCAAGACTGTATTTCTTAAAGCCCATTGGTTCTAAATCAAGGCTAAAATCGGGGCGCTTTGCGTTAGACAAATCGATATCAGCAAAGGCGTCGAGCATACCCTCATAAACGACATCACGAGTCTGAAAAAGACGGAGAACCATCTCCTCAGAAAGCGATTGCGTAGTGTGCTCAGAGTTATAAGCCGCTTGAGTGCCGTCAATTGTACCGTTGCCATTGGTGAGTACGTCTAAAATGTCTTTTTCAGCCTGTGAGCCTTCGCCATTTCCAGAGCCAAGACCCTGCAAAGCGGCTAACAACTCACTATGCCTAGCCGCGGCTTGATTGTTATAAAACTCATCATATTCAGCAGAATCATTAATGGCGTTAACAATGTCCTCAGTAGACTGCATTTGAAGGGTTTTTAACTCGTCCCAAATTTCAAGTTGCTTGTTGGTTGATGCAACAATTTGGTCAAGTTGTTGCTGGTTAAACTGGTTCGCGTTTTTGAGTTCATCCACCATCTTTTTAAAGTTGGCGTTGTTATCCGCGTTCAGCCCTTCAAGCAACGCATTGATTTGTTCGTTGAGTAGTTTGATTTGCTCACGTTCGCCAGTTTCGTCGGTTGGGGGAGCAACACCCTCAACCGTTTCTATAGGCACATTGGCAGGGTCTAACGGCGAAGATTCCACACCTTCAAGTGGTTTAGTTGGGTCTTGCATTTCGTAATCTGGTTCAGCATATGTACCACCTTGACAAGAAAACTGGTCATTACCGTCATAACCGCATTTAGCATCTGGGTCTAAGGGTTGACCATCATCGGGTTGACCATCGCCGTTTGAATCTTCAGGGCAAAGATACGTCCCGTTAAAATCCTGACAGCCTTGCGGTACTTCGTCGGGAATGGTGCCACCGGGTGAAGGTTCTCCCTCATTACATGTTTTGCCTGTAACTACAACCGTACCGCCACAACCATTACCGGGAGTAGCATTAGCCAATGAACACGTTGAACCAGTTACCTTTAATTCACAACCACCCGAACAAAATGTAGGTTCATCGCCATATTTCATGTAATCCCATGTGTGAGAAGTAGTATTTCCTGCTAATGGTTCGCATTTATTATCTTCAACACATCGGCCCGCCTCTGGATCTAGAATAGTTCCCTCTGGACATTGGTCGTCAACAGCGGTTGGATTATAGGTATAAGTTTTTCCAGTACTCCAAGTATCAGTACATTCACTGTCACTAAACTCACGAGAATAATATGAAAAAGCGTTAACATAGATAGTCTTAATTACTGGTTTCTTATAAATACTACCGGATTGAACACAACCAGATACCTCGACGTAGTATTGAGACAATGCAGACATAGAACTAAATACGGGTTCAGTAGTTCCAATTAACGTGTAATAAGCAACAGCGTGTGCACTAAATGGAAAGAGAAAAAGTAATATATAGACAATGCGCATAATTCGAACCAAGAAAAAAAGGGAGCAATTAAGCTCCCTTGTCCGTTATTAAACACGCATATTCAGCCCACATATTAGAGCGGAGAAACCACCTAACAGGGTAAATATGAACTGGTGCGTGTCATAAATGGCGTAGAGCACCGTTTACGCTTTAGATACAGCGCGTTTAGCAAGCGAAATGCCTTTCAATGCAACCGAGATACCCACCGCAGTTACACCAATAGCCAAAACACTCGTTGCCACGCTACTAAGGTCAACCTCAGCCCAGAGCGTAGACAAATCCACCGCAGCGTTAGAAGCCGCAGACATACCAAGTGCAACCGCACCAACTAGATACTTTTTCATAATGATTTCCTTATATAAGGTTTATTGCTTTTAATGCCGCCTTAATCGGGAACGAAATGATGTAACCGAAAAAGACGAGAGCGAAACCAAATGAATAGAACTCGACAACCTCTGTCCCTGTAATGGATGTGTAGGACGTAAAAAAGTTATATTCATCGGCACTGAGTACGACAAATTGTGTGCATGACTCAATAGGGTCAGAAGTGAGATACAAAAAGCCTTCAGGGTCAGCAGCTACACAATCCGTCATAATTTATTACCCTTGAAGTGGCTTGATATCAACAACGATATTTCGGCTAGGATTATCAGGGTCAACGTCTAGATGTAATTCCGCTTGCAATGGGAATTGGTCAGCGAGTTTTTTGAACTCAGCCACTAAGGACGGATTAGGGGACATCGCAATTTGTTTTAGTTTGAGGCCAACAGCCTCACAAGCGCCTTTGTCCGATTTCCAACCATCATTTGCACCGAGATAGTTCACTTGTGCAAAGTTATAAGGACGGTCATCTTTCTTTGATAGACCTTGAGAGTGCTCACACCCAATTACGATTACTGTTAAAGGCATAATTGTATTTCTCCAGTTTTTTCCATGTGTAGACCTCGACCGACTGGATAATTAATGCGGTCGGGGATGTCGGTTAATTCAAGTCCTTTGGTGAGTGCATCAAGGACATGTTTGTCAGGCGATTTTTCGTCTGCATAAAATTGACGTAAAGCATTGAGCAACTTGCCGTATTGAACACGAGCATGTTTCATTGCGTTTTCTAAAGAGGTCTGAAAAACCACTTTGCACGTATTGATGGCAATTGGCTTAACGTCTTGAATGAGTGAGGCTAGAGCAGGGTAAGCACCCGCAAAATATTGGTCAGGATTAACAAGCACATCAAAAGGAATAACACGATAGCGGTTGCCAATTTGCACCTCGAAACGATTCCAATTAGGGTATTGTTCAGACTTGAGTTGCGCGCCCTTGTGGTAGCCACGGAATATCTTGCCGTTCTCACGAGCACCCACGTAGAAGGTGTGACCGCCGTCTTTAATCATACCGCAGCGTTTACGGTCATCTTTCGACATACCAGAGCCGCCCATAAATTCGCCCCATTTGGGAGGCGTACCGCGAGTGATAAACTCACCATCAATGTATTTCTGTTTGATATCATCAATCGACACGTTACCCATCAGGTCATCAAGGGCAATATCAACACGAGTTAACTTCGCTCCGACCATTTGATTTAGTGCCTTATGTAACGCTTCCATGTTTATGGCTTCGCAGCCTTTACCAGAAAACGAAACGTAGTAACCAAAGTTCGCAGCGCCCCAAGCGACCAACCCCGCCTGAGTGCCATTGCAAAGAAGCTTTGCAGAGTAGCGATACCCTGAAAAACCACCTCGACGTTCTAGTGTCCACTCGTTTTTCTCGTAGCTGATTTCATCGGCAAGCACTTCAAGAAAGGACTCGATTTCGCCATGACAAAGCGTATCCAACATATCAATCCCAATATTGCCAATCAGGTTCTGATAACACTCGTTAAACGAAACATCGCTATCAATACGAACGTCAGCATCAACTAATGCTTTATCTAGAGAAGCAAAGTAGAGGTCTTTATTGGCGTAATCCTCAGCCTCAATACAGCCAAGTAGTTGCGCTAAGTTTTCCGCAAAATGCGCGATTTTGGTGTTTTCGCGTTGTTGAATGGCAACCACATTTTGCGACTCAAATTCATTGAGTTGTTCAAAGGCAAAGCGTTGTTTTGCCATGTCTTTGCAGCGTTCGAGTAGCAATGGAGAGCCTGAAAAGCTCACAAAATCGATAAGCGTTTTATTCATCATTAAACGTCCTATCAAATGCGCCAGATTGACGAAGCTCAGATTCATTTTCGTGCGTAATTTCAATGATTTCACGGTCAGATTCACACGCATACAAATACATTTCGTGCTTAGTCTTGAAGTATTCCGGCATACCGTCAATTGAGCACCAGTAACCGTCTTGATGATGCTCAAAGTAGACCGGATTTTTAAGGGGAGGTTTGGCTGAGAAAGTCATATTATGCCTCAAACTCTCGATTACAACGCATGTTGCACGTTGTATTGAAATTAGAACGCACGATTTTTTCTGTCAGTGACTCCACAGGCTCAACCATGAAGAACTCACAAGCGATACGGTAATCCAACACCGTTTCGAAGATAAAGTGATGCTTTGAGCCAAAAAACAGCACAGGAAACATGAATTCGGATTCGTCAGAGGTATGTTCGTGACGAATGCTTGAGGTATCGAGGTCAACCGACACAAGCGCGTTCACATCGTTGTTAATCATGCCGATACGCACTTGAAATGAGTTGTCAGCGTGAAAACGTGTGAAATGGCAATTGTCGGTGTGAATTGAGCTGTAGCCTTGCGCGTGTTTGATTTCCATGACAACCCCCTAAAGTTGTTTGGCTGACCGCCCCAGAAGCTTAGGGAGCGACCAGAGCGGTCTAATACACAAATTTGTGTAAAGTAAATACGCATTTTTGAGGATTGTAAATACACGGATTTGTGTAGGAATGGGCTACAATAAAGTGACTCTAACCAATTGAGGAATCTATCAATGTACATTAATGAACTATTAGATTCGTATAAAAACGCCAAGAATTATGTTCAAGATAAGCAGATTGCACACGATTTGAATATAAGCGTTCAAAAGTTATCTGGAATAAGAAAAGGTGAACGTTATCTAACTGAAAACGAAGCGCTTTTTCTAGCGGACGAAGTTGGCGCAGATAAAGAAATGATTTTAGTGTACTTAGCAGCAGATAAAGCCAAGTCACACGAAGCACAGAAGCTATGGCACAGCATCGCAAAAAAGTATAACGGGCTAGGATTAACAACAATATCAAGTGCTTATGCGGTTTTCATGGTGTCCACGGACGGGCTGTTTAATACCATATCCAAGTTCGCATTATGTATATTATGTTAA